GCTGCTCAGCGCGTAAACGCTCTTTTGCGGCCTGACTTTCAGATAGGGCCAGTATTGCAGCTTTTCTGATTTTGAGTAGGCGGGCATCATAAAGCTCGTTAATAAGAGCTTCGTCTGCCTTTACCTTATTCTTATTTAGGGCGTCCTTTCGTGCAGCTTCCAGAATCTGAGTCTCTGCAAGATAACGGACCATAGTTGCGTCTTGTTCACGCTCCAAAACACTTAAACGTTCAAGTCCTACGCGAGCTATCTGCTCATCAACATTGAAAAGATTTAACCGCTCTCTTAAAATGTCGCTCTGAAGAGATAGTGCTTTACTCTCTGGTGCTTTAGCTTTCCGTTCAGCTGCTTTAGCAGCTTTTTGGTTTGCGGCGGCTGCGGCATTATCAATTCGGGCGAGCTGTTTTTCATAATCAACGCGCAATTTATCTATTTCAAGACGGAGAATGTCTATTTTAATTTGCTCTCTGGCGTACTTGTTGTACAGCACTTGCTCCTGTGTTAGCTTTCTCTGGAACGCTAGTTTCTTCTCTAAGAAGACGCGGGTTTCATCGTTAGCATCGGCGTTGAGTTGTTCAATTTCCAGCTCAATACGCTTTTCGGCAACAGACGCTCTGACCTCTCGTAATTTCGCCGCCGCTTCGCCTTTTGAAGCTATTTGAAGCTCTAATTCCCGTCTACGTGCCGCTTCTTCTTCCTCAACAAGGGAAACGATCACCTCTTGGATCCTAAGGCGTTCGCTTATAGTTGAAGCTGAGTCAAGTCGACTAACCGCACGTTGGATTGTTGGGTCAGTTGATTCACGAGCAGCAGCAATAGTTTCGCCTCGTTTTTTTAATTGAGCCTCAGACCGAGGGGAAATCAATGTATTAAAAACATCAGCTACAAAAGCTTTAAATCTTGTAAGGAATACGTCAAAGTCGTTAGAGACATCTTTTGCTGTCTCAGAAAATTCTTTTAAAGCTTTTACTCCTCTCTTGCCTACTACTTTCTCTAACTCCTCCGTGGCTAAACTGAGCGCTCCAGCGGCGTCACCTGTTTTCTCCAGATCAAGGATCAGTTTTTCTAACTTAGAGCCGCTAAGGCCAGACGCTTTTGTAATTGCGCTTATATCTGCCGTTAAAGGGTCCAGCGCTGCCCCAAGCTCTTTAGCGCCTTCGACCAATGCGTCAAAGGAGGAGCCAAGTGCCGTACCAACCAAGGAAAGGCCAAAGCCAAACTGGCCGCCCACTAAACCACCAGCCGCGCCACCTGCGCCGCCGCCGACTGCAGCGCCTATGCCTTGTCCGAAGAGAAGCGGGAACGCACCACCGATAATGGCGCTACCCAGCGCCTCTTTTCTACGCCTCGCTACCTGCTCAGCTATTCGATTTTCTTTTTTAATTGCCGCCGCCTTTGCTTCTGTACGTCTTTTAAGTTCAGCATCAAATGCCTTCCCCTCTTCTTTGTCGAGTGCAATAGCACGGTCAAAAAGCTGCTTTTGGATGTCTTCCTCTACAATAAATTTTTTCCTAAGAAACTCTAAATCGGCATCATTAAGTTGTTTGCTGAAGTTTTTTTCAATATCAAAAATCTGTCCAGCAAACGTCTTTCTAGCCTCGAATCTAGCTTCACGCTCTGCCGCTTCTTTTATGGAGCTTTGCGCAAGTCTTTCGGCGGGTGCGGTTCTCTGTTGTATTCTTTGTGCCTCTGCAACAAGCTCTAAAACTTCCCGAGTACCTTCTACCAAACTCTCCTGAAGCTGTACTTTTTTGTTTAATTCTGCGGCAGACTTTTTTTCGAGGTTTAGTAAGGCTTCATCTAATGCGCGTTGGTCATCCTTAATATCTTTAATCCTCTGTACCCTGCCCGCCACTTCAGATGACTGACCAACAAGAGCATTTATGGGGGAAGCCTCTCCTGGACCGATAGGCCCTGAATACTGTGTACGCTCTCTTATTCCAGCTGACGCAAGTTTCACCCTGCGCTCATTTTCTGCAACCTCAGCAAGCAGATTTGCTCGCTCTCTTAAGCCTGCATTTAGATTTCTTGTTGCGGCTAGATAATCAACTGCAGCCGTGCGAGCTTCTTCTGTGCCTAAAGCAACGTCATTAAACGCATTAGAAGCTTCATTAAGCTGTCTGTTTAAGTTCGCTATTGAGCGAGGTATGCCTTCAGCGTCTTGAGAAAAGGCTTCTAAAAATTTATTTAATTGCTCTACTTCTAGTGCAGTAGCTTTAAGCTTGCCTTGAAACTGGGTTAGGTCTCTAGCGCCTTTTACAGCTATCTCAATTTCAGCTCTGTAGGCCACGATCCACAGCCACTAGGTCATGCCTTATTCTAGGCATCCAAAAATTATCGCCTACGCTTGGCTTTCTCCATCTCTTTTTCTTGGTCCTCGTTGAGGATCTTGAAGTAGGCGCTCCAGCCGAGGAGTTCTTCGGGAGTCATTGTGGTGCGGACTTCGGACAGGCTCATGCCCAGTTCTTTGGCGACGCCAAACTGAAGCATGAGCCAGTTGTCTTTGCGAAGTTCCGCGCTTAGGAGTTTGGGTCCATCTCCTCAGCGTTTTCGTCCTCGCTAAGAATGGCGAGCATCAAGGACTGGAGATCCTTGTCCTTAACATCGTTCTTAAGGATGTCGATCTCTCCAGCGGCAAAAAGCTTCTTGCCGTTCTCGTCCAGAGCCTTTGAAATCAGGAGTTGGAGGGCAAACGCACCAGCATCATCGGATTTGGCTTGGCGTTGGGCGCGTTCGCGCTCGGCCATAGTCAAAGGTGTTACCCACATTTCAAATGTGGTGCCGTCGGAAAGCTCAACAACTTTCTTGGCTGGTTCGAGATTCGCGGCCTTGCGGAGGCGGTCAATCGCGCGAACTGGGACCGGCATGGAATACAGATGTATGTGTTTGTACTGTAGCGAAGAACAATAAAAAAGCCCCAGCATTGCCGGGGCTCATTACATCTGCTTGTATCAGACTATCAGGATTTGGTGAAGTCGAAGCTCGGGGCAGCGCTGGGACGGAAGTTGATAGCCACGCTTTGGCCATCGTCGGGGTTCACGTTCAGGCTGGCAGAAGTCAGGATGACGGGAACTTCGATGGAACGGCTGGCGGTGTCGTCCACACTTGCGCCGCTCATGATGCGGTCGATGTAGAGCTTCATCGTTGCACCGTTCTGCTCGCGCTGGATCACGTCTTCAATCAGACGGCTGGAGAGCAGGGTGTCGTCGTCGGTGGTATAGACGGTGGCCGAGCCGGAACCGTCAGCAAAGCCAGGGATATAAGCGCGGAAAGGAGCAGTGCCGGTAACAGCTTGACCGATAGTCGTAACATCGATCTCACTACGGGTAATTTCAAAGTTCCAGTCGCGCACCTGACCGACAACTTCAGCAGCGGTGTAAGTGATGCTGGCGAAGTCGGAACCGAAGCCAGTAGGTGCTGCAGTTGCGGTCTCTTCTGAACCACCCACCGTGGAGCTAAGGGTCATCACACCTGTTGACTCTGAATAAGTCAACACGTAGTAATCACCGGCAGCAATCGCGCCAGTGGTAGTCGCTCCAGCGGGGTAGGCCAAGGTGACAGGGTCGTTGACGCGGAAACCCAGGTAAGAGCCAACGGTGATGTTGCCGCCGGTGGCAGGAAACGCGGAAGCGGTGAGGGTGGTGACAGAAGTTCCGGCTGGTTTGTAGTAGAGGGCGCCGGAGGTGCCCGACAGGACGGTTGCCATGAGAAAACCTAACAATGGGGAGTGTCGCGGGCACTGCCCGGCTTCTTACAGGTTAGCCCCTATTTATGACAGGTCCGTTGCAACATATGGTGCTTCAAGTCTACCTACAAAATGCGGTGATTCTTCTGTTGATGAGAACGAAGGGCCACTTAACGGACCAACGCGGGTGTAAACGCCGGTAGAGGTTTTTGCGGTGTTATTGAGTGCTTCAATAACGTCACTTGCTACTGATATAAGTTCTTGGTTACGGGCCGGACCACGGCCTTTTTCAGTAAAAATTTGTACTACAAGAGTGCCTCTTACGTTATCAATTTCGTCAGATACTAGAGTTTCGTTGGTAAGGCCAAATTGCACGTTTACTCGGACAAACTCGGTTGTTGAGTTTGCCGGTGTGGCGGTTATGTTGTCGAAAAATACTGGTACTGGTGTTGCCAGGTCATTGAAGGCGGTGAGGATGGGGCTTTCCATGGACGCCCGGATTGCTTGGAAGTTCATATCGTTGAAAGGGTTGCAACTATATCCTGCCCGGCCTGCGTTTGTAGCAAGTCGCTGGCTTGCGTGGTGAGTATGTAGTCGCGTGTAAGCTGCGTGGCTGTATAGCCTGCGTCTAGACGCCCCACGAAATGAGGGGTTGTGTCAACGGCGGAGAAGTTGGGTCCGTTAATGTCCCCTACTCGTGCAAATACGCCGGATATAGTTTTTGGTTGGGTTTTTAAAGTTTTTAGGGCCGTCATTGCAGTGTTGACTAGCTCTTGGTTTCGGGCAGGACCTCGACCCTTTTCGCTAAAAACACGCACAATCAACGCACCACGGACATCTCGAACGCTGGAGGTAAGAGTTAGGTCACTGGTAAGGCCAAAAGTTACGTTAATTCGGACGTATTCAGTCGTTGTGTTAGGTGGTACGGCAGTAATGTTGTCGAAATATACGGGTACTGCTGGGTCGAGATTATTGAAGGCGGTGAGTAGCGGCGACTCGACAGCAGCGCGGATTGCTTGGTAGTTCATCGCAACTCAGTGAAGAGATCGTCCATCTCAATTTTGACAGCCCGATCTAGCTTTCCGCCTTCGACATAAGTGGCGAACCAGTCGAGATCGGCGGTAGCACTTGACTCCCTGTCTGGATCTCCCCCACCTATGTATCCACGATAAGAAGGCTGTTGGCGACCACCGTCACCCTCGCGAAACTTGCTTCGGCCCAATTGCGTCTCTGGGTATGGTTTTCCAGGTGGTCTAATAAAAGCTGATTCGATTAAGTCGGTCGCTTCAGCGGCATACTCAGAGAAATTTGAAATAGTGAAAACCGCTCTATCAATTGCGAATCCCGCCCTTAAAGCTTGCCTGCCTGTAAGTGCAGGTATAGGGAGTGAGCGGGGCTCTCCCTCACCGCCATCACCCTTGAAAGCGCGACCGTCAGGGGTTTGAACTTGCCACGAATTGGAAAACCTACCCGTCCAACTTGGACCCTCCTGTTGCAACTCTCTTACTGTGCGATGAGCTGCGCGAATCGGTCCAAAAGTTACGGCAGAAGCAGCAACTATGTCTATTTTCTTTGCCAATTCCCAAAAGTCATTCCTGGTCATTACTGCGGCCTCGCGATAAGGGTGTGATAAACCGGGTTGTCGCCGCGATAGGTCAAAATACTTATGATCTTGGCTTCGCGGGTCGCTCCAGCCTGTGGGTACTGGATGCGGTCGGCTTCGGTGGGGTAGTAGCCGTTGAGTTCGGCGCTACCGATGATGACTTTGATGTCGGTTGTTTGGTAAAGACCCTCTGATTCGCGGGGAGTGAGGCGGCTGATTACGCCCTTGACCGTGACGTTGGTGTCCGCTCCAGTGACCGTGCCGGTGGCTGGGTCGTAGGTGCGGGGTGTAGTGGTTTTGATGTAAGTGATGTCGATGCCCCAATCCGCGAGGATCTGGGCCGGTATTGCGCCGAATGTGTCGTCAATCAGTGCCATATCAGCCCCGCAGTAACTTCACGTTGTAGTTGGTCGCTCCAGCTTGGGTGTAGGCGCCGATGAAGGATTCGAGCCAGGGGTAGACGTCGAGGATGTTGTTGATGACGCCGGGGGTTTGGGTGTCGCTGTTGTACTTGACCTTGAGGTCGCCCAGCTCTACTTCGTCGTAAATGCCGGTCTTGCCGGTGCTGCCGACGAGAGATTCTCCGTCAGAGAGGAGAGATTGGGCTAACTCAAACGTTGCGGTTTTGATTTGGGTTGGGATAAATGTGCAGGCGATTTCGACGCCATCAACTTTGAACTCTTTGCGGGGCCACTTAAGAGCTTGGGTTGTGGTGCAGCGCTCGCCAAAGTATGTGAATACGTCGAGGTAGCGTGTGGCTGAAATTAAGACGCGGTTCTTGGTGTCGTCGGAGCCGGTCCAGTTCTCGGCGTGGGGGACCGTGAGAAAGTAAGCCTCTGCTTCAGCCAGTGTTACGTAGCTGTTGGAGTTTGCTCCACTCAAAGTGGCATCGACGACAGCAGCCACGACAGTCAGTACAGTCTTCTGTTAAGTCTAGCTCGCTTCATTTTGCG